TCGTCGATCTGTTTGATCCCACCAAAGAAACAATAGATCAAATGAAAAAGATTCTTTTTGTACTAAGTGATTGGCAAAAACCGGATGGGTCGATGGTCGTGTATATGGGAATGAATCCAGAGATCGTGCCAACACAACAATGGTTCAGACAAACACTTCAGATATATGAACATGAAAAGATGACACCCTATCAAGTTCATATTCCCTCCTTTGAGGGTGATAGTTTGTTTGTGTTGTTTCATACGACGCCTATTGCGTAGAGGGTGTTTTCCAAGGAGTATATGATGTTTCAGTAGAAGGTTGAAACACAGGTTGAAAGGTGGTAATGGGTACAAAGACGCCCTTATCTTGTTGTTCACGTTGTTTCATTAATTCACTCAAACTCTTTTTATTTTCTTCATGTAATGCCGGATTGTTAGGGCGATCGGACGTAGCCATCTTATGTTTGTCAAACTTTCGCATTCCACAACTCATGTTACTCGATCCTCCGATTTAAAATTTGAGGATCGATCTACACATAGAATCGATCAGCCACGCAATGGATCATCTCAAGCAACTTTGGGGTAACCCGCTCGAGCAACCTCCCTCCTCTCTTCGAGGAATTCTCCAAACGACGGATCAAGATCGATTTATGATCTTGAGTGACACGGGAAATCTACTCCATGAATTCAAAGGCGCCAAAGCGGCCAATAAATGTCTTCCAGGCGATCATGTATCTTGGATCAACGATCAATGTGAATTGGAATTGCGTGATCAACATCCTCTGATCGTTGGAACATTGGAGCTGACCAGTAAATCAACATATGGACTAACAAAACGCAAGCACTTAATGTATCTCTTTACTCCCTATGACAAAAAATATCCTCACTTCATCGTTGGATCATCGGAAACAGATCGTTCGCAAAATCGGATCGCTCTGGTTACATTGGAGGATTGGACAGGAACCTTTCCGAGAGGATCCATTCAGCACATGTTAGGACCATCGGGATCGGATCAAGCAGAACGAGAAGCATTAATCTGGCAAGCATGTCCCTGGCGCTATCCAAAATACAACTACGAACCCACCCTTCAATCAACCTACCCTCGTACCACTCTTGTAGGGCATACGTTTCATATTGATCCAGAAGGATGCCGAGATGTGGACGATGTATTTACATTCGAGAAGGTGGAACAAGGATGGCGTGTGACCATTACGATTAGCGATGTAGCGTCGTATGTAGAAGATGGTGGTGCGGTGGACATTATGGCATCACTGATTGGTCAAACATTATATGATACCGATGGCAAGGTTCTACGCCCGATGCTCCCCGCGGAATATTCAGAGAAGACCTGTTCTCTTCTCCCTGGGAAGGATTCGTATGGGATTTCGTTCCAGTTTGTATGGGACGGACAAGAAATCAAAGAAAAAAAGTGGTTTCATTCGACGCTGCGGGTGAATACGACGTATTCCTATGAAGAGTTTCAAGTGTGCGATTCGCCCTATCGACAACCGCTGCGTGATATGGCGACGTATTTGGCCAAGGAGCCCATAGAAGATGCGCATGATTGGGTCGCACAGATGATGATTCTGTATAATACGGAGGCAGGTCGAAAGTTAAAAGAATCGGGACAGGGAATCTTGCGACGACATTCCGCACCGGACCGTGAAAAACTAGAAAAATACAAGACCCATCTTCCTGAACTTGAAAAACTGGCATTTTCCTCTGCTGAATACTGTCTAGCAGAAGAGGAGGACACCCAACATTATGGCTTGGCGACGGATACGTATGCGCATGCATCCAGTCCAATTCGCCGTTATGCGGATTTGGTGAACCAGCGTGTATTGTCCTTGTTGATTCAAGAGAAAGTGGACCAATACATTGTTCCACAAGCGATGTATGACATGAATGTTCGTGGAAAAGCGATTCGACGATTTCAACGAGACATGGATTTCTTACGAGCGATTCAAACAGGACAGACGACATTTGATGCCACGATCATGGATCGCATTCTGATGGAAAATGGATGGATCAAAATCAAACTCTATGTTTCTTCATGGAAGCGAATGGTTTCCACTCGATATCAGTATGTATCGGATAACAAGATCTTGTCGCGTGATGAAACCCATGAAATTGATAGTACCCTCTATCGCAATGTCCAAATTAACTGTGCCTTCTCTCCCAATGCGAGAAACTGGAAAGAGCGTGTGATCATTAATGTCTTATAATATAAACAACCCTTGTATTTTTATTGGCAGTCAATGATGGATGATCTTCACATGAGTAGAAGACGATGCCCCTTAGAAAGTCTTGTCCAGAGCCGTAATCGTCGTATTTACCCTTTCATTCAATACATTCATTCTTTTTTCCAAAGAATAGTTCATCAATCGAATCGATAAGAAACCGGTAAAATTGACGCCATAAAGAGTCTAGAGCTTAGACAACAGTTTCTATCTCCAAGACAGAATGCCTGCAGGTTTCAATCAAGCTTCTTCTGATATCGAGTCGGTGGTTGGCGTTCAGTTCAGTATCCTTTCCCCAGAGGAGATTGAGCGCAGTTCCGTGGTGGAAATCACGTCACAAACCCCGTATGAAGGCAATGAGCCAAAGATCGGTGGCCTCTTTGATCCTCGCATGGGCGTCCTGGAAAATGGGAAGACGTGTCGTACCTGCGGTCAAACGAATCATGCGTGTCCCGGTCACTTTGGCCATTATCGCCTGACTCGTCCCGTGTACTACATCCAGTTTCACGGCATGATTATGAACGTTCTCAAGTGTATCTGTATCCGCTGTTCGAAACTGCGCATTGACAAGGATCTTCACAAGGATCTTCTTCTTCGAAAAGGTGAGGCTCGCTGGAAGGAGGTTCTTGCGTTGTCGTCGAACATCAAGCGATGTGGTCAGGAATGCGAAGATGGTTGTGGTGCTCCGCAGCCGGATAAGTTTACTCGTGAAGGCATTGCTCGGATTGTGGCACATTATAACGAATTGAAACAACAACAACCGCTGGAGGTCGAGTATGTCCATCGTCTGTTTCGCCGTATCAGTGATGAAGATGTTGACTTTATGGGTCTGAGCCGTTACTGGTGTCGTCCGGACTGGATGATTTGTACGGTTCTGCGCATTCCGCCGCCGCAGGTGCGCCCGTCCGTCGTTCAGGACAACAACCAGCGTTCCGAGGATGATTTGACCCACAAACTCTTTGATATCATTAAAAACGACAAAACCCTACAATCAAAAATCGAAGGCGGCTCGAGCAAGAATGTCATTGATGAGATGACGAATGTGGTCCAGTATCATGTGGCGACGTTGGTGGACAATGAGATTCCTGGTGTGGCGCCGTCGGCGCAGCGCAGCGGTCGTCCGCTCAAGTCCATTCAGCAGCGTCTGGGTGGCAAGGAGGGACGTATCCGTTACAACATTCAGGGCAAGCGTGTGGAGTTCTCCGCTCGTTCGGTCATTACGCCGGATCCGAACTTGAGTGTAGCGGAAATCGGTGTTCCGCTGGAGATTGCGATGAACTTGACGAAACCCGAGCGTGTGACGCCGTACAACTTGGACATGCTCTACAAGCTGATTCAGAACGGGCCGGACAAGTGGCCGGGCGCAAAGACGATTGTGCGCAAGGACGGGCGCATGATTTCGCTGAAACACGTGAACACGAAGGAGATTGTCTTGTACAACGGAGATGTGGTCAACCGCCACTTGTTGGACAAGGACATTCTGTTGTTCAATCGTCAACCGACTCTACACAAAATGTCGATGATGGGTCATCGAGTGAAGGTGCTGCCGTACAAGACGTTCCGCATGAATGTTCTCTGTACTCGTCCTTACAATGCCGATGGACATCGGGAATATAAAGCATAGACATCATAGAGAGATAGAAAGATGTCCGGCGTAATTTATCAGATTATTTGTCAGTCAACGAAGATGGCCTATATTGGCCAAGCTACACAATATAAATACAAACAAGGCAAGCCATACAACTATGGAGCATCGGGTCGTTGGAACGACCATGTCGCAAGTTCAAAGTCTCGAGAGACTCCCTTGTGTCAAGCCATAAAGCAGTATGGACGAGATGATTTCAAAGTAGAAGTTCTGGAAGAAGGACCTCTAGAAACCCTTGATGAAAGAGAAGCACAGTACATCTCCGAACGCAATACCACGTATCCAAATGGATACAATGTAGCATCACATTCACGAAACCGTCATCGAGAAACATCGAATCTTCATGTATTCTACGAAGGCAAAGTGAGGTCGGCCATCATCTCTCCCATTCGAAAGAATGGTGAACTGAAATTGGCATACGTGTACCTTACATTGAATGATGATACGCAAGAACGGTTAACGTTTGGACAAAAAGGAGATGGTACCTACGAGGATACAATTCAAGAAGTAACGCAGTTTCTTGAACAATTACAGTGTCCTTATACTACATCCACTGCGAGTAGTACAGTGCTATCTGAGAAGTACGCTTCAAAGCTGGAAGAGTTCAAGGATAAAGAAATTACCTCGGTTCGTATCACAAGTGCATCCAATTTGATTGCGGTCTATATTGGAACAAGTGAGATGAAATTGAGCAAGGAACATAAACGGATTTGCTTCGGAGGAAAGACAGTTTCAAAAGAAGATGCCTATGAGATTGCTAAACAATTCGTGACTGAATTAACTATATCTGAAAATATGCTACATGATTCCATTCAATGTCGGCAACAGGTGACTGCTTGATAGGGTGTTGTACCATCTATCAGGGAAAACAGTGTAAGTACAACTATGGGTTATCACTCTCCATGATAATCTGTAATATAATCATCTAGTATCAAGGGCAAATGCCCAAGATGCGAGACCCTCAAATTCAGGGAAACCCCTAAAGCTTATGACTACGAACCACTCTTTGAAAAGAGGGTGGGGCCGCGGATAATGACCGCAAGGATATCGTAACAACGTCATGAGATGTGAGCCTTAGCGAAAGGTAAACAATGGGCAATCCTGAGCCAAGTGCTAACGTATCGGTAATACGATGCTACGCATGCTGTGCAACGAGTAGATGTGGGTCGGTTTTCGACTACGGTAAATCCGTATTAGAAGGCTTAAGGTGTATTCTAGTCCCTTTCCGAAAGGTAAGGGTAGTAACGTTTGATGGAGACGAAATGAACGCGCATATCCCTCAGAGCTATGAGGCAACAGTAGAATTAGAAGAAATCGCGGCGGTGCCGCACCATATTATTACGCCACGTCACGCTAAGCCGATGATTGGTGTGTACCAGGATACGCTGGTGGGTTCCTATCGTTTGACCCAGCCAGGCATTGAGTTTACTCGCCGCGAGTTCATGAACTTGATGATGTGGAACAAGCGATTTGATGGTACGATGCCGACGGCACGTGCTCAGGAGGGTACCCGCTGGACGGGTCAACAGGTACTGGGAGCACTGATGCCTCCGATTAACATTGAAATGTCCAACAAATCATTTGACAAAGACAAAGGAGACAACAACGATTCCATTAACTATGTGAAGATTGTTCAAGGCGATATCACGCAGGGTGTGGTGGATGGTGACATTTACATGAAACCGTCGAAGGGAATCATTCATGTGACGTACAATGACCATGGTCCGAAGGAGACAGTAGACTTGCTGGATGCGCTACAGAATACAGTCGAAAACTTCCTTGTGCTGAACGGATTCAGCGTGGGCATCAGCGATTTGATTGCCGATGAGGAAACGAATAATACGATTCGCGAGAAGATTCAGGAGCGTAAGAAGCAGGTCGAGCAGGTGATTCTTCAGGTTCACTTGGACTTGTTTGACAATAATACAGGAAAAACTAATCAACAGGAGTTTGAGGACCAAATCTTTGGCATTCTCAACCAGGCGACGTCAGATGCGGGTTCGACAGGTCAGCAGTCCCTGTCGAGCGAGAACCGTTTGTTGGCCATGGTCCGTTCGGGCTCGAAGGGTGAGCCCCTGAACGTGGCGCAGATGATGGCGTGTTTAGGTCAGCAGGCCATTGAGGGCAAGCGTGTACCTTATGGATTTACGGACCGCACGCTTCCACATTACAAGAAATACGACGACAGTTCGGAGGCACGTGGATTCATTGAGTCTTCGTTCATTCGTGGTCTGACTCCGCAGCAGTTCTTCTTTCACGCGATGTCGGGTCGTGAGGGTCTGATTGATACGGCGGTTAAGACAGCCGATACAGGATACATTCAGCGTCAGCTCATCAAGTCGATGGAGGACCTCACGGTTCAACATGACGGAACGGTGCGCGACCCAAACAACAATATTATCCAATTCCACTATGGTGAGGACGGCATCAATCCCGTGAAGATTGAGATTCAGAGCTATCCGATTGGTAAGTTATCGCATGAGGCGATTCAAACGGAGTTCGGTATGCGCAATGTCGATTGGAGCACGATTCTGAACGACGGTGTGGTTCGTGATAATGATGCGGGTCTCTTGGCGGAGTATGTCGAGGAGCTGATTCATGACCAGTTCATGATGGTAGAGGAGGTGTATCAGAAGAAGTCGCTGGATGGTGGCAGTGTGTTTGCCCCTGTGAATCTGGCACGTTGGATTCTGAACATCAAGAACCGATTTGCGCTGAACAAGGAGGAGAAGACGGATTTGACGCCGAAGATGGTATTGGATGGCATTCGTAAGGTGATGGAGCGCACGCATCCGCATCACAAGATTTGGTGCGCGCTGTTGCGCTTCCACCTGTCTCCACACAAGCTGATTATTGAAGAGCGCTTTACGAAGGATGCGTTTGAAGTCCTGATGGAGATCATTGTGGTGGGTCACATGAAGTCGTGGATTCAGCCAGGTGAGCAGGTAGGCATCGTAGCGGCTCAGTCGATTGGTGAGCCGGCGACACAGATGACTCTAAATACGTTTCATCAAGCCGGTGTGGCGAGCAAGTCAGCGGTGACACGAGGTGTGCCTCGTCTGCGTGAGTTGCTGAAGGTGACGCAGAATCCAAAGGCAACATCGCTGACGATTTACATGAAGCCAGAGTATCGCAGCAACAAAGAGAAGGCGCGTGAGGTGGTACAGGACTTGGAGCTGACCGTCCTACGTAACATCACAGATAAGGTGGCGATTTACTGGGATGAGAAGGATGAGACCACTGTAGTGGAGGATGATAAGGAGATGATGAAGTTCTACCAGTTGTTTGAGCAGGGCTTGCTGGACGACGATGAGGTAGATAAGGAGTCGCTGTCGAAGTGGGTGCTTCGTTTGGAACTCAATCGTGAGGAGATGTTTAATCGTAACATCTCGATTCAGGAGGTCGTATCCGTGATTAAGACACAGTTCAGTAGCGAGGACATCAATGTGGTGTACAGCGATTACAATTCGAGCAAGTTGGTCATGCGCATTCGTATTCCTAATAAGTCGGACAAGGATCGTGACACGTCGTCTCAGCTGGATGATTTCACAAATCTGAAGAAGTTTCAGAACAAATTGCTGAACAGCATTGTGATTCGTGGATTGCCAGGCATTAAGGCGGTTACCTTTCGCAATGACAAGCAGTATGTGGAGATGAAGGACGGTAAGTATGAGCAAGTGGAGCAGTTTGTGCTGGATACAGATGGCTCGAACTTCATCAAGGTCATGAATCACCCTGCGGTGGATGGCACGAAGCTGTATTCGACCAACGTATGGGATGTATACGAGGTGCTTGGAATTGAGGCGACCCGTGCGATTCTGTTTAATGAAATCAATGGTCTGTTCGAGAGTGTGGGTGTAAACTATCGACACTTGTGTTTGCTATGCGATGTGATGACACGATTTGGTCGTCTGATGTCAATTGACCGTTATGGCATCAACAAGAATGATATTGGTACGCTGGCGAAGGCATCCTTTGAGGAAACGGAGAAGATTCTGTTGAAGGCTGCGCTGTTTGGGGAGGTAGACCCAGTGACAGGTGTATCCGCAAATATCATGATGGGTCAGGCGATTCGTGGCGGAACCGCGTTCTCGCAAATCTTGCTGGATGACCAGATGTTGCCTGAGTTGTTGAAGGAGATTGATGTAGAGAGGAATAAACTGGAGGATGAAGAAGAGGGTGATTTGTCGCAGCTAGACGAATCAAGCCTAGCGCTCTCAGACCCGTGTGCGAAGACACAGTTCCAGATGAACATGGTGATGCCACAGGCAAAGGTAATGATGGAAGAGGATGATATTGAAGTCAATATTCTAGCGTAATCAAACTCCAAATCAAACTATTTTTATTAGGTATAAAGGCCATCTGCTATAATAAGGTATGGAATCACAGGCTCTACAGGAACATTCTTGGGAGAGCATTCGATTGTATGAACGAACTCAATTACTTGGTCAACCGATTTTGGAATCCAATCACGAGGAGCACATTCGAAGTGAGGAAGAAAAATCGCTTCATCAATGTCGAAATCGAATCAATATCTATGAAGAAACGCTTGTAAATGGCAGAAACTGGGAATATTATAAGAAAATTGTGAATCCATATGAGCTCGTTTATACACAAAAGAAGTATCCTAACTTTCCTGAATCCATGTGTTTTTTGAAGCCTCTTTCGCGTTCGTATTTTAAGATGATTGAAATGGCGGATCTCATTCATTTTTTTCAAATGTTTCCAGGGGAAAGCATTCGAAGCGCACATGTATGTGAAGGACCAGGGGGCTTCATTGAAGCATTGTTTGAGGAAGCCTCTAAATATAATCGAAAGATACACATGAGCATTGCGATGACACTCAAGTCAAAACGAACGAATGTCCCTGGATGGAAGCGTGCAACATATTTTTTACAAAAGAATAAGAACATTCGTATTATTTTCGGCGAGGATGATACAGGTGATATCATGAAACCTGAAAATCAGCAATATTTTATTGATTATGCGACAAATGCGGAGTATGGCGGAAAGGTTCACATGTTTACAGCGGATGGAGGGTTTGATTTTTCCTGTGATTATACGAAGCAAGAGCAAATGGTTTTTCCGTTGTTATTGGCATCTGCCAAAATTGGTGTAGAGTCATTGAAAATGGGGGGTGTATTCATATTAAAGTTATTTGATTTTTATGACGATGCCACGGTGGACTTATTGTTTTTTCTCTCTCATTTTTTTGAAGAATGGACATTATATAAACCAGGAATGAGTCGTCCGTGTAATCCTGAACATTATTTTATTGGAAAGGGATTTATGGGATGTTCAGATCAGGCTCTAGATGTACTTCGTTTATGGTGTAGCATGGTAGAAAATCGTCAGCCCTTGGACAGACTATTTCAGGTCGATCGTTCGACAGACCCATTTTATGTAATTATTGACCAATTGCGGAAAAAATCGTTCCACACACAAACAGCATATTTGGAACGAGTTTTTGATATGATTGAAAAGAATAACGATGAACAAATCCGTACCTATTTAGCACATCATGAGCGGACAAGTTATGATTGGTGTGTTCGTTTTAAGGTCCCGATGTACGCGCACCGCCGCCGTTTAGTTGAGGAGTCACAAAACGATCAACTAGTTTTTTGCCAATAGCAACGGATGCTTGGTGTTGTGAGATATTGCCTTGTGCCATGCGATCCAACATCGCAAGCATGCTTTGAATTGGCGCAAGATCTTGTTTTTGAATGAGTTTTTTGAACAGTTCTGGATATTGTTCCACAAAATCAGGCACACGCATCTTAATCACCTCTTCGGAATCACCTGCTGTCATCCAACGAGCAATATCTTGTACCATGGCACGAACAAAACGAGCACGTTCTGCGGGGCTATAATCCATGGGACGGGCTTCGGCTTCCGCGGCGGCTTCCTCAATACTTTGGCGCTGAACAGCAGGCAGTGATTTGTTCTGTTTCGACATCGCAATCTGAAAGAGAATAGAAAATGCGTTTTATATTAACACACGGTAGAGAGATGAGTTCCGCAGATGTGATGCCAAATGACCCTGCGTCTACTGTAAATGTATTGAAGTCAAAACAAGTTGCCCCACTTCCCATTGGTCCCGGAGGAAAGAATGCCACCAAAAATCAGATGAATGAAACAAATACTCAATTGACAATGCTCGCATCACAGGCGACCGCAAATACATTATATGATCCACCCGTTCCTAAGCCAATTACGAAACAACTGGTCCAGCCATTTTGTTCCGGGTCTCCCATGCCCGATCCTACTTCCTTCTTATTGATTCTTGCGGGGGTGTTGATTGTGTATGGGATCGTTTCGAAATAGTATCGCACTACGAATAGAATGGATATCTTTGGAGGGGATCGTTGGGAAGATGATGATGATGAATATAAGCAAAATGATCTACCACCGAAAGGAATTGATAATGAATTTGCGAAAAATGTTCTAAAAACAAAGCATGATCTCTATGATGCGACCGTGTTAGCAAATGATATGGATGATGAAAGGGCACAGAATAACTCGTTATTGGATGATTATTTGAAGCATGTGAATAAGGTCTATGTCTTAGCTGTCATTTCTCAAAATGGGAAAAAGAATGCGAGAAATTTGGACGAATTTCCAAAAGGAACACAAGAATCTATTCAGAACACACTAGATTGGCTAGAAACATTTTTTAGTACGAATCAAATGTCTGATACCATTCCTTATACACATTACATTCGAAATCAATTTCACGTCTATCCTTTTGTCCAAGACAATTCTTTTATGAATGAGGAGTAGATGACGTCCACACGTAAGAATATAACGTGTCCGCCAGGAACTGTTAAACGAAAAGGCTACACGCGTACGTTCCGTCAGAGTATTACACGATCCGGATTTACGGTTCGGCGTAAGGGAAAGATGTATACGGTACATCCTAAAACGGATCCAGTCTATATCCCTGCGTCTTGCGTAAAAACACGTGGTCCAGCGGGAACAAAAATCTTTGGAAAACTCCGGAAGGGTGATTTGATTAAATATGGGTATCAGTACCGTCTCGCGGACCGGTTGCGTCATAAAGCATTGGAGAAAGCCATATCCGTCTATGGAGCACTGAATGTATACCATAAACTGGATGCAGTCGCCAAGTTATCCGTCAAATCTGCCCCTGATGCGCATAAGATCTTTGTTCAGGATCGTGATTGGATTCGTAATCACCAACTTCATAAAAAATAAACATACTTTTGTTCTGTCATAGATCATGACAGGGAAAAGGATGAAGAATAATCTGTGAAAAAGAAGATCTGTGGGGCTGATAGTGTAGGAAGATGAGTGAACCACCACCTCCTAATTATCATGAATCTACTCTTCCTATCCCACCTACAATAAAACAGAAACTAAATCATGAGCAGGAAGAAAGTAAACTACTAACACGTGTCGCGGGTAATGCCCAAGAGAAACTAGCGGAATCTAGTCAAACCCCCGATTCCGGCTCATCTACGATGGAGAGTATAACCGCATCCGCAGGCGCATTGGCAGGTTCGGTGACCGCATTTTTTCAACCATCCAGTGAACCGCATGAATTATGGTCTTTCACGAATGCCTTATTTTTCATTATCTTGATTATTCTCGTGATTTGGATTGCCGTATATGGCATGAGTACCTTTGTGAACATCCAACATATCAAGGATGATTGGGCGAATCAACGATGTAGTCCCATGATTATGCCATTTGCTAGTTTTTTTGGACAGAGTACATCCGACAATTTCGAGTTTTGTATGGGAAAGATCTTTAATACTCATTCACAGGGATTTCTTGGATCCGTTACAAGCATGTTTTCTGGTTTTACAGGACTTCTTCAGAACATTTTTGATTCCCTCAGTTCACTGCGAAATACAATTGCATCGCTAGGAGGTGGTATCAACGTTATTTTTCAAGAGTTTACGGAACGCATCTCCAGTTTCTTTTTTCAACTTCGAATGAGTGCAATTCGAATTAAGATGCTAATGGGACGTTTGTATGCAACTCTCTTTTCCGTCATGTATATGGGAATGTCAGGTATTTCAGGAATGACATCATTTACGAATACGTTTCTCTTTTCATTCCTGGATACATTCTGCTTTCCAGGAAATACAGAAGTGATGGTGGAAAAAGATGGAATTGTACAGCGTGTACCAATTAAGGATGTCAAGATCGGCGATGTCTTGGTGCCTGGCCATACACGAGTCACAGCTACCTTCCGATTTTATTCACGTGGACAGGCAATGGTACATATTGGCCCGGTTCTTGTCAGTACCAATCATTATTTAAAACATAATGGAAAACTTATTATGGCAGGTGACCATCCGAATGCAATTCCATATGGGCCATGGGATTCAGATGATCACTTATACTGTTTAAATACAACAGATCATACGATTCCGATGGAGTACTTAACATTTATGGATTATGATGAAACACCTGAAGGTGATGAGCAGACGCTAAAATGGATCGAAGAAAAGATCAATGCCAAACATGTTCCGACCACGGAACGCCGTGTATATGATGATGCCTGTTTTGCGATTGATGAGATGGCGAAGATCCAAACCAAGCGAGGTGTGATCCATGCGAAAGATGTGAAGATCGGTGATCAATTAACAACGGGGGCGGAAGTGATGGGATTGATCCGTCGTGAAGTAAGTGAAGTGTGTACGCTTGCGAATGGTATACGAATAACACCGGCTACGTTGTATTGGGATACAAAGGAATGGAAGCGTATCGGTCAGCATCGTATGTACCAGAAGGTTAGCTGTCAGATGGTATCGTTTGTGGTCACGCCCAATTCACAAATTGAACTGGAAGATGGAATGAGAGTCCGTGATTACATGGAGGTGTGCTCTCCGGATTCCGAGCAGTATTATTCGGCGTTGTTAGAGAATAAGTAATAACGAATCTCTTAACAAAGGAGATGGAATCAAAATGGCCGTTTATGTTGATTACCTTCGGCCTATTATTTGCCTTGGGCTTGACCATCGCGAATCTAGAAAAAACGTCGGTCATGAACAATTGGACGGATCGACGATGTGATCTGCCAGTTATGGCAGCAGCTGCTTTTTTCAAACCTGATGCGGATCCACGAACGAGTTCCAATTTTGCAACAGATAATTTTGAGTTCTGTCTACAATCGACGGTTGATAAGTTTATCACGCTTTTCATGGGTCCCATTAATGCTCTCTTTGGAAAGCAAGTCAATGTAGCAGGAGATGCGATCAATTCAGTCAATACAGGACGTTCAATTGCCCAAAGAATGTATAATGCCTTTTTTTCGTATGTCGACCAAATGTTTCATAAATTCAACTCTTCTGTATTCGAAATGAGTCGAGTGGTCCAATATTTGCGTATGGCAGTCGAACGTGCGAATGCAATTGCGCTCTCTATGATTTATGCGGGAATAAGTGCCTTTAAGGCAATGATCAATTCCATTCAAGTAGTGATTAAAGTTGTTCTTATTATTTGTAGCATTATGTTGGCCATTATTATTATTTTGTGGTTTATTCTATTTCCTGTGATTCCCATCATCTTAGCAACATTAGGTGCGATTGTAACCGCAGTGATGGCATTCTCAGGGATTTTATCGAGTGAACTCTCTGCAGACGCAAATGATAAATTGGGCGGATTCTGTTTTGCGGAAGATTCTCCTATCCTTGTTCAATCGGATACAGTACATACCAAACCAGCCAGTGAAATTAAATTAGGGGACGAATTAGCGTATGGTGGTGGAAGAGTCACATCTATCATTCTAATGGAAGGAAAAGACATTCCTCTATACAATATACATGGAATCCATGTATCAGGTTCTCATCTAGTAAAAGGAATGGATGGAGAATGGAAATCGGTATCGGATGATGAACGTGCTGTACATTCTGCTCGGATCTCGCCGATCATCTATTGTTTTAATACAACATCAAATACTGTTCCTATTCAAGCAGGAAACAATTCGGTTATTTGGTTTCGAGATTGGGAAGAGATTAAGAATGACGATATAAATGGACAGTTTATGTGGAATTATCTTATTTCAAAGATCCTTCATGATAATACAAACTATAATGGATGGAAGTCAAATCTCACTGCACACTGTGAAACCGCTATTATGGGTTCAGAGGTCCGTGTGAAGACAAACGGCGGATTTGTACCGATTTGGGCATTATCTACACCATTTATGCGTGTAATGGATCGTAATGGAAAGGAGCAGAAAATTTTAGGAATCGTACACGGTGAAGTGCCATGCGCAGAAGAAACGAATGGCAAATGGCACACCGAGTTATATGTATGGGAACAAGGGGTATGGATAAAGAGCAAAAATACGGTATATTGTGGTAAAAATACAATTCATGGTATGACATTAATTACAGAAACAGGCGAGTTTGCGATATGGGATGAGGAGGAACAGCGAGAGAAGTGGATACGGGACTTTACGGAAGTAGGATATCAAACCATTCATGAGACGTATCCATTCGTAGAAGCCAGACTCCGGATGGCAAAATAGATTATCTAACGCGTATTCAGTAGAATGAAAACAGCGTTTCTTATCACTGGCTTGGTATTATTGTTGGTGGCGAATCTAATGATGATCTATTCCAAACAAAGCGTTTCAGGGGAGGGATTTATGAATTACTTCTTAGAAAACGCTGGTTCGTCCGGTATGGGATCAAATAAGTATGAGGCAATTGGACCATTTGATGATGTCCGTGTCACGCCGAGCAGTGGAGGCAGTGCGTGGCGTGGAACGGCTCCGAATGAGCCACTGTTGGGCCCTGAGTTTCAGCCCGGCCTAGACAGTCTGTTCATGTTCAAGAACAATCAGGTCAAGCCCGAGTGCTGCGGTTCGTCGTATACGTCTGATATGGGATGCGTGTGCACCACCCCTCAGCAGCGAAATTACATTAACACCCGTGGAGGAAATCGTACGGTAGAGGAAAGCTTCTAAAGGCTCCTGTTATATTTTTATGATTATGATAAAAAGTAAAAGATTATCATAATCAATCGTTTCATCTAATAGAATGAGTTTGAACGGACTGTCAAAAACGGCTAATAATACGGCTCGTAACATTGTCAACAATGTTTCAAAGAATCTGCCGAAGAATACGGGAAATACTGGTTCATTCATGATGGCTCCTGTATCAAATATGACTACGGTGATTAACAATACTGCAAAGAATGTCAAGAATGCGGCATCCAATGCAGTAACCAATGTTGTGGAAACGGTAAATGATGCGGCTACAAATGTATCAAATAGTGTAAAGAATACATTTAGCGGAAACGCATTTTCAGAAATCACGGAGCCAATCAAGGACTCCATTAATGAATCTGTGAATAGCGATAGTATTTTTACGGTACCGGTAATGATTACATTAGGAATTATGATTGTAACATTGATTCTAATCGTTATTTTTCGTGATCAGGTCGCATTTGGTTTATCGGTGGCATGGCAGAAGATCAAAGATTTGTTTAGCGGATCACCTGCTCAAGTGGCTCCACCTGCTCCGATCGCTGTACCCAGCCAGAAGATTGATAATGGAGCCGTAAACAAAATGCTACCAGGCAAGAAGGAGGTATTTAATGTGGCGGTAGATAAGTACACCTATACGGATGCAGAGCCGTTGTGTAAGGCGTTTGGAGCGGAGCTAGCAACCTATGACCAGGTAAAGGATGCGTGGAATAAGGGTGCGGATTGGTGTAATTATGGATGGGTAAAAGGACAATCAGCCGTCTATCCAACACAGCAAACAACATACGATAAATTACAGACGGGACCTGAAGATCAGCGAATGGCATGTGGTGTACCTGGTGTAAATGGAGGATACTTTGATAATCCAGAGTTACAATTTGGTGTGAATTGCTATGGATCCAAGCCGAGTGAGAATGATGCGGATGACCGTCATGGAATGCGAAAGAATATGACACCAGGGGCCTTGGCCTATGATAAGAAAGTTCAAGATTATAAGTCACATATGAATGAGATTCCAGTGAATCCGTTTAAGACAGGCGCATGGTCTTCGTAAATTACTTACTTGTGTACGAAATACGTAACATAGTAAGGAAATCAAGTTAATGATGGAGTAGAAGCAGGAGGAATACCCGATTGTTTTAGAACTTTGTGAGTGGAATATCCACGATTTGCTTTTACAAATGTCATGATATTTACGGTTTCATCTACACCGCCACGTTGTTTGTAGTATCCATGAAGAAGTTCTTCCACTTTTGAAAGGGATAGTTGATTAGGTTCACGGCTATCTTTTACTTGAAGACGACCATTTTGTATTTGGATAAGGGCTTTTTCCATGCCATGTTGTTGAAGAGTGGTAATAATTTGTTGCTCATAATCGTCCCGTACTTTTCGAGCGGAACCATACTGTTTAAAAAAAGAGGATGCCATATTGCTGTAATGTAACCAATAGCGTACCAAGTTCCCAATGCCGGGGTCTGTCATAGCGTTACTATTCTATATTAAAATTTAACGTACGAGTTTACTCATCTAAAAAACATGAGAACATGATGGACATATCATCGCCTTATTTTGATTGATTAGTAATACAACGAATGTTAAGATAACAACAATTAACATAACAGAAAAGATACAAAGAGCAATAATTAAATAAGGAAAAGAACGCTGAAAGATGAATTGTAAAAAAGGTTCAATCACCAGTTGTTGAATGTAATTTTTAGTGTCGGAGTTGGCAAGAGATAAGGCAAATTGATCAATTCGTCCTTTAAGCATATGGACAAATCGTTCATTATCTTTTGTCCGGTCTACCGGCATTTTGGTGAGTGTGGTGAAAATCTTCGCTCTCTTCTAATCGCTGTGGTCAGAGAACATGCCGACCTTCCAGACTCCAAAGTACTCTAAGTCCATTCATCCAAAGACAGGAAATGCCGAACCGTGTTACAGCTTTCGTGTGGAGCATCATGAGTCAGAGAAGTTATCAACGATCGCAGAAGAATCAATTACATTGGTAAGTCTATCACAGACACTACAAGAGAACACAGAATGGTGGAATAAATGGATTGCCACATTTTTAGAGGCCTCTGCCAAACATTTTTCGAAACCCTATACGGTTCAACATATTCATAAGATTACAAAACACCATCTAACTCAAATGGACGATACGGTATTTCCGGCAAATGTATTCTTCTATCCTGAAATGATTCAGATTCATGGAGGGATATTCGGTGTAGAATGGCGCTATGATACATCACCGGTTACCATTGAGATTCCGGAATTACAAGAGGAATCTCTTCCGGTTTCCGAGGCCACCGAAGCAGTTGTTCAGGAGATGAATCTAGAAGAGGTACCGGTGGATCCAAATGCTACGGAGGAATCACTTACTTTGGATACACCCACTAAGTTTTATGAAAAGAGTAAGGTGAAAGAGGCACGATTAAAAGCAAAGATTGCGATGTATCGTGCGCAACACCAGATGAACAAGTTTTATGAAAAATATGGTACGGAGGTAACGGACTCCGATACGGAGGAAGAATCCGATGAGGAGGAAGAGATCCAACTTTAAAAAGAGAGTGTTCGGCGATTGTCTTAAATTTATGCCCTCATTCTTTTATAGAAAGTAATGGCAGGTATAGATATGGAACACGCCGTTTTAATCGCCCTAGTTGTGATCGTCGCCCTTTTCCTGGTTCACCAATACAATCCCTATTTCTTTTCATCGTTGACCGCATCATTAGGCTTAAGTGAAGGCTTTGAGGGTACCGCTGCTGCCCCTGCCGCCAAGGCCCCTGCCAAGGCCGATGCTCCCAAGGCCGATATGAAGGCCCCTGCCAAGGCCCATGCCAAGGCTGGCTCAGCTGGATTCAAGAACAAGTCACATTTCGAGGACATGCACGAGAAGAAGGAGGGTGAGGGCTTTGCGGATTTAAACGCATACCAGGGCCCGGCTCAGTTTGGCTCTGCGGATCAGCCAGCGGGATGCTACCCGCGTGATCAGCTGACTCCATCGGAACTCCTCCCGAAGGACATGAACAGTGTCTGGGCGGAACAGAACCCAATGGGTCCGGGATCGTTGAAGGGCAAGAACTTCTTGAGCGCAGGTGCCTTGATTGGTGTCAACACGGTGGGCCAGAGCATGCGCAATGCGAACCTCCAGGTCCGCTCAGAGCCGCCATGCCCACAGGTTGCCGTCAGCATCTTTAACCAGTCGACGATCTCCCCGGATGTCAGCCATCGCCCATTGGAGATTGGTGCGTAAACACCCTATTTAAGATAGTTCATGTGTAAATACACTTTTATATAACGTACTCACAGAGATAACATGAAGAATATCCTTCGATGTCTTCTAGAAGTAAGTGCCAAACATGTCATGATACTTGCCCTGTTTGGAATCGTCATCTATGTCGTACTGTATCATCCGTATGGAATCATGGAAGGATTCTCACAAGATGGATGGAACCTATCGTCATCTACTATGTTAGAAAATGCGCATGGTTCCGCGCCAGCCGGTGTGAACGCATCGCCTGGAGAACCGCAGTATGTTCAGGATTCCGCAAGTCCACCTGTCAATCCCGCAAATAAGAAGGGAAATCCGCAGAATACGAATCCAGAGTATAAAAAACAACCTATGTTTACATAT